AACGTCCGGGTAGGTCATGTTGACGAACATGACCTGGGGAAAGGTTGATGTCACCGTTTTGACCGCGATGCCGTTGTACTGCTGCTGGTTGATCAGCTTGATGCCGTAGGACACGCCCGTGCCGGGGTCTTTGAAATACGTGGCGTCGTCAACCAGAATGGGCCTGATGGCCGTGCCATTCAGGCGCACCAAGGAGCCGGTGGGGCCAAGGGTTTCTTCGATGGAGCCGACCGGCCAGTTGACAATCTGGTCGATGGTGCAGAAAACAGACAGACGCTCGGTATTCCACGAGTCAATCATCTGATTGAGAGCCATCAAGGCGTCTTGCGACACCGATGCCGAGGGCGTTTCTCCCTCGGCCAGCACACCTAGCAGCCGCAGCGCCCGGTTGATCTGATCGCCTGCGGTGTAGGTCGCCATGTCACTCTCCTTCGCTCAAAACGTCCTTTTTGCGCCGCCCGCGCCGCACAACCAGTTCTGGCTCCGGCTCCGCTTCGGCAACATTTGGATTGTATCTTGACCAGCCGTTTTGAACATCCAAATCGGCTTCCAAGTCTATCGTCGCAACCTTAGCGCCGTGGACTGGGTGTGTGAGATAGATTACGGGCATTGTTCCTCATCCAATTTACGAACGAGCATTTGGTACGCAATTAGAACCGCTTGAGCTTGAGTCAAAAAGGCTTGCGCCTTCTCAACCTCTTGCTCAAGCGATTGAATTTCCCCGACGAGGAACTCTTTGGTGATCACCATTAGGCAACCGTGCTGACCATGATGTAGTAGGTCGTGCCGCCGCTGACCACCGGAATGGTGTGCGTGACGACAGGCGACCCCACCTTGGCGCGGAACACGCCGGTTGCGCTGACCGCAGGCATCAGGGCAAAGTTGCCCACCTCGCCCGTGCCGCTATTGGTCACGCGCAGGAAGGACGCATTGCTCCAAGTGCCGCCAGAGGCAAAGTCAGAGTCCAGTTGCAAAGCCGCTAAGGTGCCGCCTGGGTTGGTGGAAGTGCCACCAATGGTTGCACGAATGGCGTTGGCCGCGCCGCTGATGGTGCCGCCAGTGTTGACGGCTGTGCTGATGTGTGCGCCGTTGATGGTGCCGCCTGTAGCGCCGTTAGCGCCAGTCACGCGGGTCAAGAAACGGGCAGTTTCACCAGAGCCAGTCGAAGTAAAGGTCAGCCGGTTAAAGTTAAGGCGAGTGTCACCCGACGTTGCCGAAGTGGTGGCATACGCGCCATTCAATACGCCTGAGGTATTGATTTCAATTGGCGCATTGGAAGTACCAACTTGGAACGAATCCAGTTGGGGGTCGGCATACGCGACACCAATAGGCTTGTTATTTGCCATGATCAAAATCCTTTATCAATTCCAAAAGGGGAAAAACGGGGGCCGAAGCCCCCATTAGGTTTACGCAGTGCGGTACAGAGTCCAGGTCGTGTCGCTGGTCTTACGAGCGACAAACGAGGCCGAAGTGCCGTCATTGATGGTCAGCGAGCCGACAATCGTCCAGCCGGTGCCAGTGCCAGCGGCCATGGTGATGTCGCCGGTCGAGGTGCCAATGTTGACCACCACCCAGTTAAAGGTGCTGCCAACTTTGGCACTGGAAACCAGATCGTTCACACCAGTAACGCCACCTGCTGTAACCACGATGGGCATCGTGTAAGTCGTGCCGGTGGTGCCGGGGTTGGCGATCAGAATACCGCCAGTTACTTCAGCAGCCGTCAGGGTAACAGCGGAAGTGCCAGTCTCAGTAGTAGGGGCGGGCAAGTAGCCGATGACGGGTTCGTTGAGGTTGCCGTCGCCGACTTGATAGCCGCCTGCGCCATTAGGAAGAGCCATGATGAAATCCTTTCAAAATAAATGTGTAGAAGGGGGCCGGAGCCCCCGTTCAATCAACCCCAGAGGCGAACGCCCATCTGGGGACGGATGGTGTTGTAGCCATACAGCACGTCAATACGGCAAGGCATACGGTCATTGTTGATGTCGTACTGGCGCACGACACGCAGGCTGATGCCGTTATGGACCGCGCGGGCGGCCATGTCCACACCTTGCGGCAGAAGCAGGTCGGCGGTTGCGAAGGTGATCGCGTCCTTGTGGTACACCAGGTTCTGAGCGTACTGGCTGGAAGCAGCACCCACGAACACGACGGCCTTGCCGTTTTGCGGCAGAACGTCAACGGTAGCCAGCGCGTGGTTGGCCGAGTACATCGCAGCCACGGTGATGGTGCCAGCGCCAGAGCCGTTCAGGGTCACGTCAGCAGCAGCGACGAACTGGAACAGCGAACCAGTGGACTCACGGGTTTGCGGGTTCACAGCGAAGCAGTCAGCCACGGTAAACACGTCGCCAATTTTCACGGTAGCGTTAGCACCAGCGCCGGTAATGGCGATGGTGGTGGCGCCTTCAGCGGTCACAGCAGCAGAGGTCGAGCCGCCGGTAGCGGTGCGCGAGCCGGTGGTGAACTGCTTGATCGACTGAGACATGTTGATCTCGTCAAAGCCCAGCACGCCCATGCCCATCATGCCGTTCTTGAACTGCTTGCTGATGGTGTCGGTGGGGTTGAAAAGACCTTTCATGCCCTCGACTAGACCAGCGTTGGCAGCCGGGTTAACGGTTGCGTAGCGCGGGCTCATCACAGCAGCGTTCTCATTGAGTTTCTGCTGGGCTTGCAGCAGAACCAGCGAGGTAGCGGGCGTGGTGCCAGGGGTGCCAACGGTGTTGCCAATGTACTTGTAGCTGTTTGCCACGTCAGCGTCGATGCTGGAGGCCAACTGGCTGATACGAGGCTTCAGAACACGCTCTGCGAAGTCGTCCAACTGCATGGTCAGTTCGGCAGACGTGAAGTTCACGCCGATGTGCTTCTGCGAAGACACAGTCAGGGTGGTGAACTGCTCGTTGTCGTCCTGCACTTGCAGGGCGGCGCCGTCGGTGACCAGAGCGCGGTCAGGCAGACGGATACGCAGGGTCGAACCGATCTTGGCACCTTCAACAGCAAAGCTGTCGTCGTACTGACGGTTCACGTTACGGGTGAGCACCAGGTTGTTCTCAAGGATTTCGAGAGCCTTCCGGGTGATCATGTCAATGGTAAGAATGCTATTAGCCATTTCGGCGGTCCTTTCAAAGTTTTAGCGGTTCATTTGTGCTTGCAACTTCTTCATCTGCCGGGCACGTTCAGCTTCAATCCACTGCGAATCAGTCATAGTCTTCGTCGAGCGAGGATCAGTCGTGTCGTAGGACGGGCTTCCACTGGTGCGTGCGGTAACAGGCGAAATAGGCGCAGGCGCAGACGTAGTCGGTTTCACAAGAGGATTGGAGCCAAGTTTGGCCTCAATCTTCCCAATCTCTCGGGCCTGCAAAAGAGGTGCCAAGCGGGAAATGCGATCAGCTTCCTTCGGGTTGGTTCCCAGCCAGTAGGCTAGGTCCGGCCCCATGTCGGACGCCTTGATTGTCTCGGCCATCACGTCAGTGACTCGAAGCTGCGGGTTGTAGGCGACTTGTTCAAAGTCGTCGTACTTGGCCCTGGCCTCTTCCTCACGGTCGTGGTAAGCGTCGTTAATCTCAGCCTGCTGCCGTTGGAAATCTCGCTGCGCGATCAGTTCTTCAGCCTTTCTGACGGCCAGCGCTTCCGCGTAGGCATCAGGGGACTCAAACTGGTCGATAGGCGGGACTTCTCTTGGCGCTTGCGGTTGGGCAAGTTTGGCCTGCTGCTCACGTTCCCATTTGCGCTGCTCTCTGGCAAGGCGCTTGCTGATCATCGCGTCGATCTCAGCCTGGGTGAATTTCTTCTCCTCGGGCGTCTGCTCGGGTTGACTCTCAGCTACTTCCGGCGCGTTTTGTGCATTCTCCGGGGCGGCCGTCGCCTCGGGTGCTGGCGCGGATTCAACTTCCGCTAAGGCTTGTTGGACTTCTTCAGTCATTTCATGTTCCATTGGAACCTCGGTCTACTGGGCCGATACAGTTGTTTTAATCTTACACCAAATTGCTTTGGCGTCAATACTTTATTACTTTTACAGTTGTTCCGGACTGAACAATTGGCAAAACTTCTGTGCCTGCAAGCGGTGTGGTTGCGCTAGTAAGCGCAGAGATTTTTGTATCTGCCATGATTACCCCTCATCTTGTTCAAGCGGGGCATTTCCTTGCGCCAGCCAATCTTGGTAATCAGGATCGTTGACTGGAATCATAGGCCAAACATTGTCAACGTCAACCACAAAATCTTCACCATGCTTGCGATACATTTTTAATCCTTACGATGGGTCTGTTGTGCCAGTAACTGAGCCAACATTTAGCACTAAATAAGTTGTTGACGAACCAGTGTTATTTTTAATGCTGATTTGATGCGAATTTACAGATTTGTAAATTCCAGTAGTGCCGGCACTTGGTGTTGAGGAGGCTTGAAATTCACTTGATGGATTGGCAACCAAAGTTATGGTAGTAGATTTGTAATCAGCAAAAACCAAAGCAGATGCGCCGCCGCCTGTTGAAACTGTGAATAGTTTTCCAGTTTGATTTGCAAAACCAAATGTTTGAGTGTCAGGGCAAACAGTTGAATACCCAACGCCCGTTTGTCCAATAGCGGCAACTGACCCAGATTTAGAATAGCCTGTTATGTTTCCAAGCATCTCTAAAGCAAAACCATCTGCCCCACCTTGATTTGAGATTTTTTGGTTGGAGGTAAGTTTTAAGCCAGTCGATGTATCAAAAAACATCGAATTACCCCAGTTCTGCTGGATGCTGCTGCTAAAGCCAAACCCGTAGACGTTCTCAGTGTTGGCGGTGTTGGTAATTGCGCCCATGACACCGCATCCAAAAATGCCCAGTTCCGCATAATCAAAACTGACAGGGCAAGAACAATCTGATGGTAAGAATGTAAAACTTTGAGTGGGAACAGCAGCAACACCGTCAAAGCGAATGTTTGACCCAGCCACTCCACCAGCTGTATACACGCCGCCGCCTAAAAAACTAAACTTCAGAACGCCTTTGACTAGCATTGTCGAAATGCCACCACCAAACACCGAGCAAGCAGTGAAGTCCACGCCGCGAATGCCAATAGGCGCAGAAGTTTTGGCGGTACCATCCATGTAGATGGTGTACTGATGAGTGCTAGTTCCGGTGGTCGTAAAGTTCACGTAATCAAAACGATACAAACCAAGCAAGTCAGCAGCACCGGACACGATACTAACTAAGCAGCCGCCCGTTTGACCAGTCTTTGAACGAATGGTCATGTTGCTGATGCTGCATATCGTACCGCCACCAGAAAATGCAAACACACCTTGTGTGTCAGACACAGGTGAGTAATTTCTTTCGATAACTGTTGCGCTAGGGCCGTCGCCATACATGCAAACAGGTGTCGTGATTGAAATGTTTGACCCAATCTCGTAAGTTCCGGTGGGAACGTACACATTTTTTGCGGCAACAATTGCCGCAGCAAAAGCCGCCGCGCTGTCAGCAACCCCAGTAGGGTCAGCACCAAAATCTAAAACACTGACAGTCTGAGCCAGCTTGGCTTCGACGTTGGTTGCCACAGACCCGGTGAACGGTGGGTCGTAGGTTATATTGCTAGAATCTATAGGTAGTGTTAACCCGCTAATGCCGCTTATATTGTCATAAGTTGCAATTAAAACGTTACTACTATCCGTCAATGTAAATTTGTAAACAACGCCCTGAGTTAACCAAATTTCTCCGCCTTCGGGTACACGGCCTGCGGCGTCCAACACAATGGGATTGGTGCGAGGCACATTTCCGGCGCTGGTCGTGTAAGTAGTTGCAGGCGTGGTGGTGCCTGCCAAGTATGTGTTCAGCTTGCCGCCCGTCAGGACAGCGCCCGTGTTGGTGAAGAACTGGGCCGCAGCGCCGCCTACCGGGGAAAGATTTACAGCGGGCATGTCGTGTCCTTACGCGCTGAGCGCGGCAACTTTGTCTTGGAAGGCTTTGACGCGAGCCTCAAGTGCGGCTCGGTCAGCAACCAGCGTGGCTTGTTGCTGAGCCAGTTGTTCTTGGTCTTTGGTTAGCGCAGCTTCAGCCGTTGCAACTTGTTTTTCACGCGTTGCCACTGCTTTTTCCCGTGCGATTGCATCGTTTGATGCCGCCGAGGCGGCGTCGTTCAGTTTGCTGGCGTTTGATTGAGCTTCGGCCAGCGCCTGTGCAGCCGCATCACGGTCAGCTTTTGCGTCAACTTTGATGCTTGCAGCTTCTGCCTTAGCGGCTTCTAGCTCGCGTTTGGCTGCATCGCGGTCTTTGATTGCGTCTTGAGCAGCCGACAAGGCGCCTTGGCGCACGGCTAGTTCGTCACGCAACGCGGCCATCGTAGCTAGGTCAATAGGCAACTGCTTGGTGAAGTACTCAACGTAGTTCAGCGCCGGGGTGTCATTGGAAATTTGCATGATGACCTCGTCAAGAGTAATAGGTAATGTTGAGCTTGGCCCCAGCAGTTTGCTCAATGAACTGAATCTGAGACAGGTCACCATCGTACTGCAAAGTGACGCCAGCGGCCAGCGGCATTCCGACCGTCGAGGTCGGGGCTACATTGTCATCGCGCCAGCGCACATTTTGCGTTTCAGGGGTGATGATAGCAATGCGGGGCGTGCCTACCAGGCCGTTTAAGTCACGTTGAGGGACTGTCAGTCGAGTTGCCGAGCTAAGACTTGTTATCTGCTGGTAGCCCATCACTGACGTGATTGCTTTGAGGTTGATCGCCATTAAAATCTCCTACGTTCAGTGAATGACCGCAACTTGATCAAAAGTTGCTCAGTTGCTTGCACAACGCCGGCAAAGAAGCCGCCAGCAAAAAAATTCCCGCCAAAAAAAGGGCCGCTCATAGGTCAATTTTCGCCGGTTTCTGGCGTATTTTCAACCCAAATTTTAGCGCTTGTGCTTTGACCATCAGCAGTCTTCTGCATTCTCAAAACCAGCTTGCAGCTTCAGATCAGCGTACAGGCCGTCCATCAAGTTGCCCTGCGGGGTAGCGCAATAGAAGGCATGTGACGCCACTTCCTGCGCGTTTGCTTGTCGGGCATCTGCATTGGCGCTGACACTGACTTGGTACTGCACCTGATCTTTGTTGCCAAAAATGTTGGTGATACGGGCGTAAGCCTCCGTAAACGGTACGCCTACGTTACTGTTTTGGATGGAGATTTTCAGAGCCATTAGAAGGTCACCTCAGTTGTTTCGATTTGTACTACCCAGCGGATTGTGGTCGCCGCTGCGCCGGTGACAGTCACAGCAATACCGCCGTTTGTTGTGTCAGCAGTAATTGCCAAAACCCAAGTAGCAGCGGCAACATCTTGGGCAATAACAACCGGCGTAACTGCGGCCACAAGAGCAGTCGAC